TCACGTCAAGCTCGTTGGCGATATTGGCAACGTCGGCTTCGTATGTTGATTCTAGTTCCGCATATCGATTTGGCGGCACGAGGATTGATGCAGTCAATCGCCGCGTCCTGCATTCCGGCGCGACGGTACAATGCCACGTCTCGGTAGTCGTCGCCATATAGCCAATGGACAAGCTCGTGCATCAGTACGCACCGCTTCGCGGTATACGGTATTCTGCGGTCAATGAGGATCATGTTTCTCCGTGGCGTCATATACGCCCTTGACGTTGTTTTCCAGCATGGAGCTTCTGACTGAAACGTCAAAGAACACTGCGGCACGACGCCATATCGCCGTACCGCATGCGCGCCATGGAATATAGGTCAGGCTCCGGCATCGGGGTAGTACTCCATCTCCGCTTGCTTGTTTGAGTCCTCATCCGCTGCGAGGCTCAGGCCGTCATGCATCTTCTGCAATACGATTCTTTCACGTTGTTCCTCTAATGTCTCGGAGCGTGAAAAGCGCTTCGTTGATTATCTCGTACGGGTCTATTCCGATCACCGCAGCGATCCTGCTTATGTCGTTCGTATTGAACGGCTTTTCATAGCGAGTGCGCGTGTAATAGTAGTCCTGCGAAATGTTCGCCTTTCTTATCACCTCTGCGTTTGACATTCCTGAGTTGTCTATTGCCCTTTGCACCGCATCGATGATCTCTGTCGAGAATTCGCTCGGTACGCTAATTCCTTTTCTGCCCATGCGTACAGAATACGCCAATTACGTACTACGACACGCCGTAGTACGTAATTAGGTTGACATATGCAACGTAATTACGTACAGTTTGGGTTATGCGAAAACAACAAACAGAGCTCGATGAGCAAAGCATTGACATCATCAATGCGGTTAAAGCCGAGTCCGCAAGGGCCGGGATGACAGGCAAGGTTCTCGCAAACGGAATCGGTCGAGACCGTAACTACATCTATGAGAGATTCCGCTACGAAAAACCATTCGACACCGACGACCTATCGGCGATAGCAAAATGCATCGGCATTACCCGTCGATTTGATTTTTCGATCCGCGCGAATCGGTTCGATGATTCGCAAGCAAGAGATCGCCGCCTGAATTTTCCAAACAAAAAAGCCGCAGCTGGAACTGCGGCGAGACATATAGAAAGGATCTTTAATGTCTCAGACAACTATAACACCATTCGATTTTAAAGGGCGGTCAGTAAGAGCATTGACTGACAATAACGGAGATCCATGGCTTATTGCAAAAGATGTATGCGATGTGCTCGGCTTAGCGACGAACCATCTTCGCGAATCGCTTGATTCTGATGAAATAACCAACCTCCGAATTACGGAGGTTGGGGAAAATGGCGGCCGTGAACCCCTCATCGTGAGCGAATCCGGATTCTACAAACTGGTAATGCGCTCACGAAAACCTGAGGCCAAGGAATTCCAGCGTTGGGTCACTCACGAAGTCCTACCGCAGATTCGGAAGACGGGCGGTTACATTCCCGTCGCCCCGACAGACGATGACAAGACGATCCTTTCCAAGGCTCTGCTGATTATGCAGACGACGCTTGATAAAAAGGATTCGCTGATCGCATCGCAGTCCAAGACCATCGAGGCTCAGCGTCCACTGGCCACGTTGGGCGAGAGTTTCCTGAGCACGGACGGCACGATGACGGTCACGAAGGCAGCTCGGCATTTTCAGACGATAGACCGCTCGATGACCCGCGACCTCGTGTTCGGACTGCTTCGCGGCGCGGGATATCTCGAACAGCATTCCAACGCGCCGACTATAAAGGCCATTCAGCCCGGCTATCTGCGTCAGAAGGTCGGCACGCGCCGTGACGGGAAGATGGGAGCCGAATACGCGGTATTCACCCCGAAGGGCATCAACTGGTTCATCCGCCGTTTCATCTTCTCGGATTCGCAGGGCCGGTTCGACATCGAAGGAGAGACAAGATGAGCACCATTACCACCAATGCCGAGTCGTCCGTGAAGTCCGACGAGACCGGTTATCCGTGCGTCGTGAGCGGCATTCGCCATAACGACGATGTGGCCGTGTATGTGGATTACGGCGTCTACTGCGATATCGAGATGATAATAGGCGCCTACGAGGGCATCATGGACGGTTTCGTGAGTATTCGCAGCGGCCATGAGATTCGCCGCAAGCTCCGTGATGACGTGGATATGAGCGTCATGCATGACTATCTCATACCGATCCCGAAAATCCAATACATCACCTCGCTGGAGGACGACGTTCTGGACTCCGATGTGGTCGATGACAGTGATCCGGAGGGCATCAAATGAGGCGCTCGCGTGTTTTCGAGAACATAACGATGGTGGCCGGTTCGCTTGGCGCTGTGGTGCTCATGGTCTGCTGCGCATGGTTCCTCAACGACCTGTCCCAGCATGTGTTCACGTGGCCCCTATTCATCGGATTCATTATTTCCGGTCTGTTCTGCGCGTTGATGATGAGACTCTACGAGTCGAGTTGGGAGGATTCCGATGAGGCGTGACATGACCATACAGGACGTGGCCGCGTTGGAGACGTGGAGCGCGGCGCAGGCAGCGCTTGTGACCGGCATCAGCCGTGAGCGCGTCGCCGAAGCGTATGAGAACGGTGAGATCGTCGTGCATTATCCGGCCCGCGAACGCCGCGCGCTGAAATCGGACGTCATGGACTGGATCAGGCGATCCCCGAACGTGCGGGGAGGCGAATGGTCATGAGTCGCATCGAATCGCATTACGACAAGATCGTTCGTGGCACGGTGCGTGGTGATTCGCGCTCTTCGTTCCACCCGCTCGGCGAGGTGAGTCATATGGATCCGCAACTGCTGGCCGAGTGCATGGCGCAGTCGGATTACATCTACAAGTGCCGTATGCCGTACTCGGATTGCAACGCGTTCGAGTCTCGCCAGTATGGCGAGATGGCGCGGCTCACCAAGTCCATCAATATTGCGGAACGGTGGCTTGCGCTTGACGACCGGGCGCACAAGACGGTTCGCCGCAATGACGTCGAGCGTGCAGAACGCCGTCGCATGCAGAACGGTCTGTACCAGCTCAAATACAGGTACCGCAAATTGGAAAAGGAAATGAAATCATGAAACGCAGGCCGTTGAAAAGCACGGAATTGTATGAGGTGCGACGTTTCAACCAGCGTACGAAGGAGGCTCGCGAGAAGGCTTGGCTCGAAGCTCGAAACGATGGCCTCGGCGGCTCCGATATGGGCACGATCATGGGGCTGAACAAATACGCCACCCCTCTCGTTCTGTGGCTTGAGAAGACGGGCCGCGAGGAGCATGAGGACATCGGCGACAAGTGGGCGATCGTCAAGGGCAATGCGCTTGAAGTCGAATTGCGCCGCAGATTCCGTGCCTTGCATCCCGAGTGGAGCGTGACGAGCGGCACGAATATCAGCCTCATATCCAACAAGTACCCGTATCTGCGAGCTTCGTTGGACGGCATCATCTACGACCCCGAGTCGGATTCGTTCGGTGTCTTGGAAATCAAGACGGCGAACGCCAATCGTGGGCGCAATGACTGGCACGACGATGACGGCACTCTGATTATCCCTGACTATTACATGGCGCAGGTCACGCACTATCTGGCCGTGACGGGCTGGACATGGGGCTACGTGTATGCGGATATCGGGGAGCGCGAGCCGGTCGAAATCCGTTTCGAGCGCGACGAGGACGACGTCAACGCCGTCATCAAGGCAGCCGAGGAGTTTTGGGGATTCGTCCAGCGTGACGAGATGCCGCAGCTCATGGCCCCTGATATTGACACGTTGTATCCCGAGGACGACGGAGAGCTGGAGATTCCCGAGGACACGATGGCGTTCGATCAACTCGCCAAGAAATACGCGATGTATTCGGAAATTGAATCGGCGGCGAAGAATGACAAGAACGAAATTTCCGACAAGCTCAAGGTCATGGTGGCCGAACATAAGGGATTGCAGACCGGCTTGTACAAGGTCACGTACGGAACCGTCCACCATAAGGCGAAACCGGCTCAACCGGCGAAGCCCGCATATGAGACACGACAAATAAGAGTCACCGAAATCAAGGAGAAATAATCATGGGGAATCTAGCAAATAGAGCGCAAGGCCAACAATTGCAGCAGCTCAACCCGAAGAAGCAATTGCAATCACTGTTGTCTCGTTCGTGGGATCGGATCGCTGCCGTCATGCCAAGGGAGATGAACCCGCAGCGCCTCTATCAGATGTACGTCTCGACCATCAACCGCGAGCCGCAACTGGCGAACTGTGATGTGGAGAGTGTGCTGAGCTGTTTCATGCGCTGCACGTCGTTGGGTTTGGAGCCGAGCAACGTCAATGGCCTCGGCATGGTCTACATCCTGCCCTACGGCAATAAAAACAAGGCCAGCGGGCTCAAGGAAGCCCAACTGATAATCGGCTATAAGGGCATGATCGAGCTTGCCCGACGTTCCGGCAATTTGAAGAGCATTCACGCGCAAGCCGTATACAAGGGAGACGAGTACGAGCATTGGGAGGACGAGTCGGGACAGCATTTCAAGTTCCGCGGCAACTCTGACGCTGACCACCTGAAGCAGCATCTCACGGACGTGTATGTCAATGCGCAGCTAATGAATGGCGGCTTTGTGTTCGAGACGATGACCCGCGCCGAAGTGGAGCAAGTCAAGCGTCGCTCTGCTAGTGGCGATAGAGGCCCGTGGGGAACCGATTATGAGGCCATGGCGCTGAAGACGGTGATCCGCCGTAGCTTTAAGTATTTGCCCGTCTCTATCGAGGCGAAGGACGCTGCCGCTGTGGACGAGACTACGCCCGACTATTCCGACCTATTCCGCCCCGTGCTCCCCGAAGCTCAGACAGCTGACGAGGCACTAGTGGACGCGGTGGAGACCACGGATGCGACCGTAGGGCCGGAGCAGCCGCAACAGGCCCAAGTTCCTAATGGAGACCGTCTGGCGCCCATGTGGGAGGCGTTCGCCGCCATCGGATTCGCGGATAAGGCGGAGATCAAGCCGACGTTGGAGAAGATCATCGGCCACGAACTCGCCGACCCGAACGACCTGACGGACGCGGAACTGGAGAAGGTCATGGCCGACTTCGATCACTCGCAGAAGAAGCAGTCATGACACAACTATTAACGCCCGCCGACGTTCGCGCGAAGACGTTCGAAACCCACGACACCATGTTCGGTTTCGGTCGAGCCTGGTACGAGGCGGACGCGGTAGACGATTTTCTGGACGACGTGGCCGTGTCGATGACGGCGCAGTCGGAACGAATCAAAATATTGGAAAGGAAACAGTAATGGCAGGCGAAACACAGATAACCCTGATCGGCAACATCACGGCCGACCCGGAGTCGCGCACGATTGGTAATGGAACGCAGGTGGCGAATTTCACGATAGCGTCCACGCCGCGTACGTTCAACCGGCAGACGAACCAGTTCGAGGACGGTCAGGCGTTGTTCATGCGCTGCTCCGCATGGCGTGAACTCGCGGACCATGTGTCGCAGACGCTCTCGAAGGGCATGCGCGTCATCGCTCAAGGCTCTCTCCAGCAGCGCTCGTATCAGGCGCAGGACGGCAGCAATCGCACCGTCGTGGAGATGACCCTGAGCGAGATCGGGCCGAGCCTCAGATACGCGACGGCACAGGTCACGCGCGTCCAGTCCAACAACCACGGCTATGCCCCGCAGACCAACAACAGCAGCGTCTACAACGCCTATCAGGGCAATGCGCAGACAAACGACCAAGCGCCCGCGCAAGACCCGTGGGGAGCGCCCTCCAACGAGTTCGGCGGCGACGCCGATTCCCCGGAGTTTTAGCCATGACGCCACTCAACACATGGGTCAACGAGACACCGCCCGAACCACGTGAGACGTGTCCGCTATGCGGCGGCACCATCAACCCGCGTAACGGCATCTGCATGGACTGCCACAACACCGATCCAGACGACTGGACGGACGTGACGAAAGGGCCGTACGCATGATAACCACCGTTGAAATCACCATCGATATCGTCAAGGCGAATTGGATCACCGAAAACGGAGCGCATGGCAGTCACTGGGAGAAGGCGCGCAAGCGCCGGAACCTCAAGCAATTGGCCTACGTCAGGGCCTTGCAAGCAGCACGTGGCGTGCGTTTTAAGCGCGCTCACGTGACCGCCTACGTGCAATACCCGTCGAACAATCGCGCGGACCCGAACAACGCCGAACCCAGTTCCAAGCCCATCATCGACGGATTCACCCAAGCCGGACTATGGGCGGACGACGACAACCTGCACGTCGTTGGACCCGATTTCCGACGCGAGCCGGGAAAGACCGGAACCAAGGGACTGCATCGCATCCGCTACGTGATCGAGGAGATGCCATTAACCTCACGCAATGCCCGATATGCCATAGGCCCTCATACGGCCCGAACAGATGCCCACATGCCATTTCAGAACGCTATCCCTGCCCGAAGGACCCGGATAAAGAGCAACGCAGAAAACGAATGAAACACATAGGAAGTTAGGGAGGTGAATTTGAATGAAGATTCGTACGGTCAAGCCGCAGTTGTTCGAGGATGCCGACCTTGCTGAAATGGATATCTTCACACGGTACCTATTTATAGGACTGTTCGACTATTGCGACGATAACGGCGTGGGACTGGATGATGAGGTGCTGATCTGTATGAAGATCTTTCCTCGTGATTTCTACCGGAATCCCATGGAGTTGAAGAACCATCTCCATCGGGCGTTACTGACGCTCTCCGGTAATTTACCGGAGGACATCGGAAGATTACCGGAGGATACCGGAGGACGGCGGAAGGCGTTCATCGAACGATATTTCGATGGCAGAAACAACGTTTTGTTCATCAAAAACTGGGACAAGCACCAGAAAATCAGTCACCCGGCGAAAAGCGAGTATCTGAGACCCGAAGAAGTGCCCGAAAACGTAATGGTTCCAACGCCTCCGACCGAATTACCGGAGGACGACGGTAATTTACCGGAGGACATCGGAAATCCTCCGTTAGGAAAGGAAGGGAAAGGAAGGGAAAGGAATAAGGAAGGGAAAGGAAGGGAAGCGGAAATTTCCCCCACCCCCAAGAAAAGTTCGATGGGCATCAACGATTCCTACTCGACTTCGTTCGAGCAATTCTGGGCCGTCTATCCATGGCAGGACTCCAAGCCCGATGCATACGCTGCGTTCCGCGAGGCGCAGGTCAAGACCTCTGCGGCCATCATCATCGCCGCCGCGTCCAACTACGCGATGCAACAGCAGCAGCCCGACGCCCCGTACACGATGAAACCTGCGAACTGGCTGCGCAACGAGGGCTGGAACAACAAGCCACGCCCCGTATCGCAATCAAGGCAGTCGAATACGGCGGCAAGCCGCTTGCAGTCGAATCTTGCTGTAGTCAAGGCCATCTACGAACGCGACAACCCACAGCCACAAAACACGCGAAAGGAGATCGGTTCATGATGACACCAACGGAAACGGGCATGCTGCTCACCAAGATCGGCACCTATGACAATCGTCCATTGACCACCGAGGCTATCGACTCATGGTGTGAGAGCCTCAAGAGCTATGTGACCGTTGATGATGCGAAACAGGCCGTGAGCGATTTCTATGGCGATCCACGGTGGGCCGAATCGGCGCGAAGGCCATGGATCATGCCAGCGGATATCAACGCTCGGTGCGCCAAGATGCGCAAGATCCGCCTGCCCGACGAAAAAACGATAGGCGACGCGATTGAGCGAATGGAATTGCGCGGCGAGATAGGTGGCGGCACGGAAAGCTGGGATGTCCGACGACTGGCAATCCCGCTCATACAGGACGGTATGGCTTTAGACGATGCGCTGAAAGCCGCCGTCGGGCGAATGCCGAAACGACTGCCAGCTGCCAAGGCCAAGCCCTCTCGTCCGAAGCAGCATCATTTCGTCGGCAACAAGTTAAACCAAATGAATCTTAATCAGGTTTTGGGAAAGGAACAGTAATGAGTGGATTCGTAGATAATGGTGGCGCTGCGTATAGCAGCCGGAAAATGGATTGGGAAACGCCAGACGACTTGTTTTCTCAGCTCGACAGCGAATTCCATTTCACCCTCGATCCGGCCAGTAGTGATTCGAATGCCAAGTGCCCGAATCATTACACAGAGGCCGACGACGGTCTGAGTCGTGACTGGGGGGGGCAAACAGTGTTCTGTAATCCTCCCTACGGGCGGGAACTACCCAAGTGGGTGGAGAAATGCGCGTCGGAAGCACGCAAGCCGAATACGACGGTCGTCATGCTCATACCCTCACGAACCGATACGCGCTGGTTTCACACGTGGCTGTACGGGAAAGCTGAAATACGGTTCCTGAAAGGCCGCGTCAAATTCGAATCAAACCATCAATCGCAAGGCCCTGCACCATTCCCAAGCATGGTCTGCATCCTAGGAAAGGAAAACAAATGAAAACCACAACGATCATCACGGCGAAGATCAAGCCGGACATTACGGACGCTGAGATCGATGCTGTGGCCGCAATCGACTGCGCCGATGCGACCAATGGCTGCTGCGAGTTTGCCGACGAGTCCGAAGCGGACAAGCGGTTATGGCGCAACCACGCGCGAACATTGCTGGAAGCCGCACGAAAGGCGTTCATCGCATGAGTGGGTTGGATATTGAGTCTATTAACACGATTCTGGGTATCAATGAACCGTTTAAGGCTCCAACAAGAATCATGGAGATCATGTTCGACCGTACGAAGCGTGAACAAGTGTTCCGAAGAATGCTTGCCATCGATTCTGACGTGTCGGTGGACTGGTTCCATGCGTATTTCGAGGAGGAGCAGGCCGATCGGAAGAAGAACAAGCAGGATTTCACGCCGGATTCCATCAGTGATCTGGTCAGTCGTTTGACCGAGTCTGAAGGTGCGAAGGATTATACGGTGTATGATCCGACTGCTGGTACTGGTGGTTTGCTGATTCGCAAATGGTGGGGTGAATATTCCAAGCCCGAAAGCCTATGGGCGTATCGGCCTCAAGACTATATATTTTTCGCTGAGGAGCTTTCCGATAGGGCGCTCCCGTTCCTCCTATTCAACCTCACGCTTCGCGGTCTGAACGCGGTCGTCGTGCACGGTGACACGTTGGAACGGTCTGCTCGTGGCGTGTTTTTGATTGAGAACGATATGAATGACTATCTTGGGTTCTCGAGTTTGAACGTGTTCCCTCGTAATGAGGCTGTGATGCGTGAGGTTGATATTCGTTCGTGGGATGGTGACGAGTATCCCGAGCATGTGGAGAGTCCGTTGTTCATGGATATTGCAGGATATTTCGGATTGGAGGCATCGTATGCCACGCAAGCCTAGCTATACGTTCCCTGGATATTACAAGAGGTGGATGCAAACGGTGAAACAACCCGAGGTGTCCTCGGTAACGTACCGTAAATACGAGAATACGTACGGTTTCGTTCGCGATCATTTCGGGGGAATGGCTTTATCGTCGATTTCTCGCATGGATTATCAGGCGGCTCTGAACGAGTTCGCTGCTAGTCACGCGCATCATACCGTGCAGGATCTGCACCGGCAGATGAACTCATGCCTGGAATACGCGCTCTACGATGGAATCATCGACCACAACCCGGCTTTTAAGGCCGCTGTAAAGGGCACGGTTACTGAACGAGTGAAGATACTGCATGTCGTTGATTCGCTCGACCTCGATCAGGTGGCGAAACTCACAGCCGCACTGAAACCGTTGACTGCTATCACTCCTGAGGAAAGTGGTATGAGAAGCGCGAATCCGCAGTATTGGGATTTGATGATTCTACTCGCCCTGCGTACCGGCATGCGATTGGCCGAAACAATCGGTCTGACATGGGACAGAATACAGCTCGGCCGTCACGCTGCTATTACGGTGAACAGGACTCGGGACTATAAGCAGTTGGAAAAAGTCGCGTTCAAACCCACGAAAACGAAAAGCGGCAACCGGACCATCAGTATTGACGACGATCTCGCCGACACACTCGACGCCTACAAGAAACAGATTGAAGGGCAAGAAGAAAGCCTGCTGTTTGGTTTCGACGGTATCAAGGTCAGTGCGGCCAGCTCGATGGTCAACACACGACTGCACTATCTATGCGAATTGACGGGGCTACCGCGAATCCATTACCACCAGCTCAGACATACCCACGGCAGCATCCTGCTCGCCAAGGGAGTACCCATGATAGCCATCAGCCGTAGGCTGGGACACTCGAACGTCAGCATCACCCAAGAGATCTACGTACACGAAATAGCAGAGGCACAACACCATAACGACGATCTGATCCTCGACGCAATGGAGGCCATCGCATGAAAGGAGATATCATCGTCTGCCCATCATGCGGACTCGAATCGAAACTGTATTGCAAAGGCATATGCCGATTATGCTACACGGTCCAATACGAAGCGCCCGAATGCATCTGCTGGTTGTGCGGGAAACGAAAACCACACAAGGCGCTGGGCATGTGCTCGAGATGCTATGACAAGTGGAAGCACAGGCAATATCAATACGGGGAAACCAGAAAACAACGCGATAAACGGCTCGCTTACCACAAGAAATGGTGGAAGCTGAACAAAGAACGAATCAACGCCGAAAGACGCCGCCGGCGCGCCGTACAAAGCATCAACTACATGGAAGCGGTCGGCGATATCGAACATCCGTGGATCACCGACAACAAAATCATCTTCAGAAAACGGAAAAGGAACACAGAGAAATGAGTGAATGGTATGAGAACAAGACAGTTGAAGAACTCGACGGGAAACGGGTACGAGTCGAATACGAGAATGGTAGTGTCATTGAAGGCGTTTTGCACCTTGTCTATGACTGCTATTTGCAAATCTTTTTCGATAAGGATGGCGAGAACTCGCGGTACGTATTCAGTTCCACACTCGATCACGGTTCCAAGAAGTTTATCAATGATGGCGAGAAGATAACTCTGCTCGATGATGACGACATGACCCGTATCGATGACATCAACGACGTGCGATACGGAGATACGTTCGTCGGCACTGACGGCAAGCAGTTCAAGGTAATTGACGTTGATTTTAATGACACTAGATTCAGATTGCGAGTGACATTTGCTGGAGGGGAGTTCTGGATAAAAAACGATTACTTCGCATATGCGCTTCATCCGACTCCGCAACTGCCCACGGAACCCGGACTATACGGGGACACGTCTAACAGCAAACGATTGTGGGTGCGGGATGAAACACAAATATATCCGTGGACACTAGTAGTTAAAGACTTAAAGGCGGGAATCGTTCCCTACTCGGACGAAGAGACGATCGAGGAACTTGATGGCGCAACGTTGTATCCGGTCGAGATCAAGCAGGTGGAATCATGACACAGGAATACACGCCAACTGATAGCGATATTAAATCGAGCTTCATAGAAGGTTATATAGGTGATGGTTCGGTGACGAGCCAGGATGATGACAGATTGGAATCTAGCTCAGATTTTGACCGTTGGCTTGACTCTCATGATGCTCAGATACGAGAAGAAGCACTTTCTCATGCTGACGATTCGACTTCAGACGGATATCACACGTTCGGAGAACTTTACCAATACCGGATGCTCTACAACGCATGGGCGGTTCGCGCATGGACCCTGATGGGTTACAAAGTAGTTAAATCACATAAACACTCCAACGGAGAGGAATGCTTTGGTGGGAAAAACTTCGTCGTACATGCCGAGCTTCCTACAGGACAGGTAACGAACCATTATGGCAACGAATATTGGGACTTGTTTGATTGCCCAGCGGTTGAAGCAGAGCCTGAATATGACGGGCATACACCACGGATTGTTGCAGAGCGCCTTGAGCAATCCTTGTTCCTAGCTTCATCAAGAAAGATGGCAACAGCAATGAGTGAGCTTACTGAGATCAAGCGGGTGGAATCATGAGTTTGGAGAGATGTGACAAACCAATGTACAAGCTCACATGCGACCATCCAGGGTGCGGGTACACGATTCCGTGCGATTTTGATGTTGTTTGGTATGACCTCGACGACATCATCACGGTAATGCGCGACGACGAACCCTACTGCGATTGGGGAGTGGATGGAGCGGGGAAGTTTGTCTGCCCCGACCACACATATCTGGACAATGATGACAGGTTTTGCTGCACATCTTGGGACGGGAGCGGGAGAAGAGTATTCCTTAAACACGCCTCTGACGTGCTTGAAGATATCAGTATTAATACTTCCTCGGATTTGCCACGAAAACCGCAGGAAGGGCCGATTACGGAAGAAATAGGGCATGATATGCCGACGGTGGAGAAGCCTGAACCGCGTTTCGAGGTTCCCGATGCGGCGAAAGGGTATATTCCCACGACCGATGAGGTCAGGGACAACTACGACCCGTCAATGGCCCCACGATTCAAACGAATGCTCGACATATCCATCGATGACCCCGAGTACGGTGCCTACATTCTCTTCGAACGAGAGATGCTGGGAGCCGAATTCGACCGGTGGCTGCGAAACGAAAAAGCAAAAGCGTGGGAGGAGGGCATGGCGGCCTGTGGTGAGAACCATCGCCGATTCCACGACGCGAAACCGCATGAAACGCTGGAACTCATCCACAACCCCTACGAAAGCTGGAAGAAATGAAGATCTACTGCGATATCGGAAGCATCCACTACAACTACGATAGAAAATCGGCGCTTCTGCAATGTTGGGACTGTGGGCGCTACTGGGTCGTCCCGAAGAGAGGGTGCGCCGCTCATGCGATCAGCCCGCTGCTGGCATTCCTGACCCATCCCCGGCTGTGGCATCGGCTGAGACGTGACCGCCTGCGCCAATGCGAAACCAGATACGGGGAGTGAAGTCATGGTCAAGAAGATCATCGTCGAAACCATCGAGCACTGGCATGAGCGCGGCTATTCCGTCAGGGAGACCGTCGAACAATTGAAAGTGCCCGAAGCCGAAGTCAGGGCCATTATCTCGGAATACGAGAAACGCAAACGGGCATGAAAAAAGCCCCCAACCTTTCGAGTAGGAGGCCTGAGCGCTTTCAGATTCTACTCGGAGGGACGGAAAAATTGGCTAACGAATGCCCGATATGCACGCGGGAGATCACGAGCGGCACGACCATCTGCAATAGCTGCACCAAGGAACTGGCGAAACGATTGCAGTGGATGCGCCGCCTCGGATTCCCCACGTTGCGCGACCTGGTCTACAAGCGCGTGAGCTTCGCCCAGCAGTCACCCCGCGTCGGCAACAGGGCCTACGCGCCCGCACCCATGGACATGGAGGCCGAAGGCCACGTACCGGCATGCGGAGACCGATCTACAGGTTGCTCGGCGGCATGGTCGACATCAAACCGCTCGGCACCGACCGATACGGGCGCAGACGCGCCTTACGCGAATGGGACCAGCTGATACCCATGCTCCTGACGTACCTGAGCCAGCTCCAGAACCATCCGCAGATAGCGGACGGCTGCGAAACCATCAGGATCGACGTGGAACGCATGAAACGGCACATGACCCATCCAAGCGAGCAGAAACTTGTCGGAATCTGCCCCGAATGCCTCAAAACCACCATGTACGACCAGCAAGGAGACTCCTATGACCTGAGAACACCCATCTACGCCACACCCGGAACCACTTATGGCGAATGCCCGCAATGCGGCACCATGCTCGACCTCACGCAGGTGCGCGCACAATACCTCGACCAGCTCGGCGGCATCACGTTCGACGGGTCACTGCGCGACGCGAGCGACTACATGAGCGATGTGACCGGAGTTCACGTCACCAACAAAACCATCTATGACTGGATTCGCACCGGACGAATGCCCAACACGAGCAAGATCGGGCGCGGCGAATACCGGTTCAGCATCGGCGATCTATACAAAAACACGGAAAGAGAACAATCATGATAAAAGTGGTGAGAGAGAACACGCTCGACGGTCTCGGGGCATCGGAACATGTTGACAAGTACCCAAACGCAGACGAGTATAAAATCACAGAAAATGGTTTGCTGTCAGTCACGGGAGACGAAGAAAAAGTGGCATATGCACCTGGGGAATGGAAGCGAGTTATCCTTACAGGTCCAAGACGATGAAACAATTCAACCCGCACCATGTTGCCATTCCGAAACTTTGTGATATAATCACCATTAGGTGAGTTGCATAACCAAGGCGACCACCGAATGCTTTCAATACATATCCTCGGTATCTACCCATTGCAGGTAGTGCCGGGGATATCTTATAGCGCTTGCCGGTAGCCGGGTCTTTCCCTTACACCCCAGCAGGGTCGTCATGCCCTCGGGTGGTACCTTCTCCCCGGCCACCGGCAACACAAGCCACGGTCTCAACGCGATAACGTTTACCAATCGACGGAACCCGTGGCACATACTTAGGTAAGGGATACGCAGATGCCCAAGCGCCGATGCTCATACGACAACTGCCCCATACTCGTACCAGTAGGCACCAGGTACTGCCCCACCCACGCCCGACAGCACGAGCGAGATCGAGGAACACCGGAACAACGAGGATACGACAAGGCATACCGACACGCACGCCTCCACTACAAGCTGCTCATGGCACAAGGCATTCGCTTCTACTGCAAGAGATGCAACAAGATCATCGACCCGACACAAGCTTGGGACCTTGGACACGACGACAGCCGACGGCACATCACAGGGCCCGAACACGTGAGCTGCAACAGACGAGCAGGACAAAACAATTCGGTTCGCATGCGCGAACGATGGACATAAGACAAGCCAAACAGGAAAAATTCCGATGAAACCGAAAAAATTTTTGTTAACAACGTTAACGCACCCCACGGGGCCAACCCCAGTGGCACCCTTTCGGCACCGCCGGTGAGGAGGCTCGCAAGTTTCTGCAAATTAGCTATTTGAGGTTTTTGATGTTTCCGTAAATTTTACGGTATAATGGTAAATGTAATTGCAGCCGCGATATTGCAAGTATCCGGCTGCGTGACCGACTATCTAGGAGTCGATGTGGTTAAGTCTACATGCATTGATTGTGGTTGTGAAATTGTCGTAAGAACTTGTCGCAAACGTTGTGACAAGTGCAGGATTTCGCACGCAAAAGAATATGCACACTCGTATTACAAGAAAAGATATAAGCCGAAGACGGTTTCGGTAAAACGATCTTGCATATTCTGCGGAGTGGAATTCGATACAGGTTCGACATATGATAAAAAGTTCTGCTCGGAACAGTGCCAATGGAGATATCGTTCGTCTGAAAACTCTTGCATGTTGAAAGAGAAAAGAAAGTCTATTGTAAAGGTCTGCCCTCAGTGCGGCAAGAACTTCTCTCCGGTCAACAAGTCGTTTCAGAAATACTGTTCGAGCGAGTGTCTGAGAAAACATGATGGCAAGGATTCCAAGAAGTCTTTCTGCGCAATCGACGGTTGCAATCGTCCGGTGCGCGCTCGTGGCTTGTGTTCGATGCATTATCATCGTGATCGTCGTTCGCGCGGATTAGATTCATGCGAACCATGGAACGAACGTCGTCAGGCTAATTATGAGCGTCGCCGTGCGTTGAAATACAATAACGGCACTGTTGAGGTTTTTACGAATATAGAGATTTTCGAGCGTGACCACTGGGTGTGTGGAATCTGCGGACTAAAGGTCGATAAAGATATTTCTTACCCAGATCCCAAGTCGGCGAGTTTGGACCATGTGATTCCGCTGATCCATGGCGGTACGCATACACGGGGGAATGTGCAATGTGCACATCTTGGCTGTAATTCGATGAAGCGTGACCGTATGGAGATTCCATTGTTGTTTTAAGGATGGTGAACGATGCCTGTTGGTAGCCCTAGGCCATCCGGTGGACGTATGCCTGATCCGTCGTCCGAAAGCTTCCAATCACGTGCCGGTGGTTTGTTTGCTCTCCCTGCTGCGGGGTACAAGCGCCGTTCGCCATCATTCCCTTTGCCGAAACTCGTGCTATGGGATACGTGGAAGGACGAGGACGGTACACATAAGGAGCGCGACGAATCCGGTTCTGAGACTCGGAATGCGCGAGAGTTGGAAGTGTGGCGTCAGCTTTGGAAGCTCCCGCAGGGGTTTGCGTGGAGTCGACCGCAATACAAATATTTACAAGTCACACTCGCTCAGTATGTACGCCAGTACGTGCTGTGCGAGCAGCCGGAAGCGAAAGCCGCTGATCGTACTGCATTATGCAGATTCGCCGACACGATAGGGCTCACGCCGCAAGGATTACGAATTAACGGTTGGAAGATCGTTGCGGACGAGCCGAAGAAAAGACAATCAAAGTCGAACGACTCAAAAGTGATACCGTTCCCGTCTGCCCGTGAGAGATATGCGGATTTGGAGGATTGATGAGCGTCAAGTCTCTTGGTTTCGTTTTTGCGGATTGGGTTCAGGCTCATTGCGTGGTTCCGAGCGGTTACGATCTCAACAAGCCTTTTGTGCTGACCGGATGGCAGTTGAAGAATGCTGTCGATTTCTACCGTGTGAAGCCTGATGTGAAGTATAATCCGGTTCGACCGGAACAGGGTTCTGCGTTCCGATACCGTCGCGGTCAGATCGTAGGCGGGCAGAAGCTCGGCAAGTCGCCGTTCGGTGCCGCAGTCGCATGTTTCGAGGCTGTCGGGCCGTGCGTATTCTGCGGATGGGCGCAGGGCGGCGAAGTGTACCGATGCTCCGATTGGGGCTGCGGTTGTGGATTCGAGTATGTATATGAGTCCGGTGACCCTATGGGTATGCCACGTCGTACTGCACTCATACAACTGCTTGCGAACAGTGAGGATCAGACGGCGAACGTGTACCGTCCATTGCAGACGATGATCCGCAACGGGCATCTTGACGACCTGATGAAAGTTCGAGAGGGGTTCATCCGATTGCCGAACGGAGGCCGCATAGATCCGGTCACCTCATCCGCACGCTCGAAGTTGGGCAACCCCGTGAATTTCGCGCTGTTGGACGAATCCGGCATATATACAAAACGCTCCGGCATGTTCGACGTTGCCGACACGGTGCTGCGTGGAGCGTCAGGCATGGATGGCCGAATATTGGAATTGACCAACCCTTGGGACCCGATGGACGCGAGTTTCGGACAGTCAACATATGAGAGCCGTTCTGACGACATCATGAAATATTTCGAGCGTCATGACCCCGAATTGGACTTCGCAGATCCGCAAGATCGTCGAAAAATTCTCGAATTTGTATACAAGGGCAGCCCTTGGGTCAATCTGGATATGATCGAGGCGACGGCAAGCGAACTGATGGGACGCGATCCCGCTCAGGCGAGACGTTTCTTCGGTTGCGAGCTTGTTCAGGGTCTCGGCTCGTATATGCCTGAGGCTTTGTATGATAGTACGGAAAAGTGGTCGGCATTGCCTCCCGCTGGCACCGAGATATGCCTCGGTTTCGACGGCTCACAGTCCGGCGACTGGACTGCTCTGCGCGCAGAGACCGGAGAAGGGTGGCGCTGGACACCAACCTACGGCCCATCGCACCGCCCCTCATACTGGAACCCCAAGGAATGGGAGGGGCGCATTCCGCGCAGTGAAGTGGACGCCTGCGTGTCCGAGATGTTCGACAGATACGACGTGCAACGGTTCTACTGCGATCCGCACCCGTGGGAAACTCAGGTCGATGCATGGAGCGAACGCTACGGCGAGGATACCGTCGTGGCTTGGCCCACGAACCAGGTTGGACGCATGTACAACGCTCTCGTAAGGTTCCGCGAGGATACGGCTGACCACACAACGACGCACAGTCCCGACGCGACCGCGAAACTGCATATGATGGCGGCCCGAATGGTTGCCAAACCAGGAGATAAGTTCGTACTCGGCAAGCCGAGCGAAAATCAGAAAATCGATATCAGCATGGCCGACATACTGGCCCATGAGGCCGCTTGCGATATGCGGCAACTCGGTTGGTCCGGAGATTCCAGTGGTAGTCAGGTCATTGTTTTCAGATAGACGGGAGTCTAAAATGCCTTTTCTTTCAGGCAAGCTGCTTGATATGGCGCAAAAGCTCTCGCAGATCGTGGAGGCTACGCAAGATAGATACGATTATCTCAACGGGTACTATTACGGGCAACAGCATTTGCGGCAGCTCGGGCTGGCGATACCGCCGGAACTGACACGGTTTACCGTTATAGTCAATTGGCCTCGAGTCGTTGCTGACAGTCGTGTGGATCGATTGGACCTCAAAGGCTTCAGGGTTGGCGATAACGATAAGCTCGCTTCCGCAGTATGGCGACTATGGCAGGAATTCGGGCTATCCGAAGATCAATCATCATATCTGGATTTCGAGCTGTTCGGGCGCTCGTTTAAAACAGTGGAGAAAAACAACGATGGCGATGTGGTGATACACAACGTATCGCCGGAGGATATTACCGCGATTCGATCCCCGCTCGACAATAGGCTTGCAGCCGCATACCAGCGACTGTCGGACGAAAACAATATGACGGTGGGCCGTATTTTCTGGACTCGTCAAAACACGTACTATATGGACGAATCTTGGCGAATACAGAGAGTAGAGACCAACGAAATCGGATTGATTCCAGTGATCCCCGCATACCGTAATCGTCGAACCTCACTGCCAAAATATCAAAACTGGCCACGCATGCAGGGCATTAGTGCAATCATGGACACCATCGACATGACCGACGCTTGTGCTCGCGATTTGACCAACGCGCAGCTTGCGCAAGAGACGCACGCAGTTCCACAGCGTGGTATTCTTGGCGCTTCCAAAGGCGATTTCGTGGACCAGAATGGTAAGCCTCTCACCGTGTGGGAGACGTATTTCGGTCGCGTTTGGGCGTTGAAAAACGAGAATGCTAAAACGTTCGAATTTTCGAGTGCGAACATGACGAATTTTACGAGCATGGTCGAATTGTATGCGAGGTTGGTGAGTGGTTCGAGCGGATTGCCGCCGAATTATTTCGGGCTCGCAGCCGACGATGCAGCTTCCGCCGATGCGATCCGCTCGCGTGAAGCAAAACTCGTTAAAAGCATCGAACGCGACCAGCGATCCATAGGCGACCAGGCTAAAGAGACGGCGCGTATCGCTATAGCGCTCATGCAAGGTGTTGATGCAGCGCGCAAATTCGACCAGTGCGAGGCGCTCTGGCATGATGCTGGAACACCTACTGTCGCCCAACGTGCAGACGCTGTCACCAAGCTCTATGCGGCCACAGATAGCTCACAACGTGCTCTACTGCCTCGCGAAATGGCTTGGGAGGAGCTTGGGTGGAGTCCTGAGAAGATAGCCCGCGCCAAGGCGTTGCTGAAAGCCGAGGAGCAGGAGCAGATGGAGCTGTATCTGAAACCGGAGGCCGATAATGGCGACGCTGACGCAGGACCTACCGAACAGCGCGAAAGCGCAGACGAAGCATCTTCGCAGGATAAGCAATCGGACGATACCCAGAATACTGGGAGCGTGGCGACTCAACGCAACCGATGACTTTGACGCGTCGTACGCAAACGCCTATAGGCCCATGCTTGCTTTGTTGGATTCCGCGCAGTCGGATATCGCCGACTATATGTATGACACCACGCCCGACGTGATGCAGGACATGGGTTCGCGGGGGACGGCTACGCATTCCACGAACTTCGATACATCGCAACTCGTCGGCTATGCCGGTAACGGCGTCGACACGTTCAGTGATCTCTGGGAGTCGGTTATAGCCGGTAAAAGCGCCGTCAAAAACGGCGCGGACGCTCCCACCGCCCTGCGGATCATCGAAAACGGCTTCGAGCAGCGCGCCCGAACCGTTCTGGCCGACACTGCCCGTAGTGCTGGATTGGCTTCCGCGAAGAGCATCGACATCAACGCTCATTATGTGCGCGCATTGACCCCGCCGAGCTGTGGCAGGTGCGTTATTTTGGCTGGCATGCGCAGTGGCAAGGTGGCGTTCGAACGTCACCCCCGTTGTGATTGCACGGCTGTATGGAGTACGGACGAGGGCGCTCTGGCGACGCATTACACGGACGCGAGCGATTACCTTGACTCACTGTCGGACGACGATCTTTCGAGCGTCCTGCGAGGCTCTGCGAACGCCCGGGCGTATCGCGACGGCGCTGACCTCAATCAGTTGGTCAATGCCTATCGCAAGCGCGGCGACGTACGTTCGGCGCAACTCTATGGTCGCGATATCAAATACACGATTGCGAGCACCACCAAACATGGGACTGCATATCAGCGGATGAAACAGGCCGGATACGTCAAGCAACATGTGCGCTACGGCTCGAAATACTGGCGTGCGGATCGCCCAAGGCTCATGCCTGAGACGATTTACCAGATTGCGGACGGCAATCAATCCGAGGCCGAAAGACTCCTACGGAACTACGGCTGGATACTCGACTAGCCGACAATCAATTTTTACACCTCACATGCGCAATGCTGTGAGGTTTTTAATATCCACTCGCAACGAGGGAAGGAACAACATGGCAGACACCACAGCTGATAGCACAGCCGAAACCGCAGTAGACGAGGGAACGCCAGCATCTACCGCAGCCGAAGCATTGAGCATGCTCACCAAGGATTCCACGGCAACCGAGGAATCGAAAACAGACGAGCAAGACACAGCCACAACCGAAACGGAATCCAAGAAATCAGAATCTGAATCCGAGGATGAATCGCCCGCAACGGACGGCGACGAACCGGACGACCACGCAGACGACGACGAGCTCGGTGACGCAGGTAAGAAGGCCATCGACCGAATGAAAACGGAACGCAACAGTGCGCTCCGCGCTCAGAAGAAGGCCGAAAAGCAGCTTGCCGAATCGCAGGACGAAGTATTCCGCTTGCGAGTCGAAAAGCTCGCAGCAGGACGTCTCACACACCCCGAGCTGGCTTTGAAACTCCTGCCCGACCTTAAGGGTCAGGACGAGAAGGCCATCAAGAAGGGCATTGACGGGCTGCTGTCTACATACCCCGATCTGGCTCCCGAATCGACGGCTGAAACCGTCGAATCGAAGGCCGGTGATGACCTGTCCGAACTGTTCCCCAACCAATCCGAAACATTAAAACCAGCCGACCAGAATCGTGTGAACGCCGAGCAATTCGGCTCGATCCTGAGCGAACTGGGAATCAGCCTATAACCTAGGAGGTTACAAATGGCAGGTATCGATATCAATCGTACCAGCGCCGGTGTGAATCTGAAGCCGGAGCAATCCAATGAAATCTGGCAGGAGTCGCTCAAGCAATCGACTCTCATGCAGCTCGCCAAGCGAGTCACACTGCCAGGAAACGGCGTAGAGTTCGACACTCTCGGCGAATCAGCTCCCGCACAATGGGTGGACGAAACCGCCGAAAAGCCGGTCATCAACCCAACCATGGGCAGCCGAGTGATGAAGCCACGCAAGATGGCGCGAATCATCGCAGTGTCAACCGAGTTCGCTCGCGACAAGTCCACTCTGTGGAACGCGATCAAAGCGCAAGCCTCGGAGTCCATCGCAAAGACCGTCGATATGACATTCCTCACAGGCGCTATCAAGGCACCGTCAACCGACGGTATGGACGTGCTCTATGATGCCGACTCCGTTTCTCTCGGCAAGGCCGCGTACGCAGATTTCGTCAAGGTCTACACGGCAGTATCCACCAACGGCGGCAACCTCGACGGCTGGGCTATGAGTCCACAAGGTCAGGCGAAGATCATCGGCGCCACTGATGCTAACGGTCGCCCGCTCATCACTCCCGACGCACATACCATGACCATCGGCAACGTGCTCGGCGCTCCCGTCTACAAGTCTCCATGGGGACATAAGGCTGCCGAAGGCGAAGGCAAGGAATTGCTGGGCATCGCTGGCGACTGGTCCCAAGCGCTGTTCGGTCAGGTCGGCGGCATGCAAATCAAGGCATCCGACCAGACCACGCTCAATATTGACGGAACTCAGATCAGCCTCTGGCAACACAACATGATTGCATTCATGGTCGAGTTCGAGTGCGGCTTCATCGTCAAAAACAAGAGCCGTTTCGTCAACATCACAGCCTAAGGGGGCTCATTATGGCGACATTATTCGCAAACCTAGCTAATAATGAGAGCGCGCCGGACAGCTACACTCCCGTTAACGTGCAATTCGTTGACGCTAACGGTAAGCCGGTTGCTGTCGGCGGTGGATCTGGCGAACAGATTAAGAGTGTCAAGGCGCTCAAAATCAACGCCGGAGGGACCCCCACCGCGACCCTAGCCGATGGCGTACTCACTCTTGGTCTCGTTACCGGCGACAAGGGCGCAACTGGCACTAACGGTGCTGACGGAAAGTCCGTCAAGTCTCTCGCGCTCAAGGTTGACGGTGCCGGCAAGGTCACTGGCGGCACCATGACACTCAGCGATAACAGCACATCGGCAGTAACCATCACGACAGCCTGATAGACGGGAGAACGCTATGAAACCAACCGTTGACGATGTGGCGAAACAACTAGGTCGGGAGATAACCGACCCACTGGAAATCGACCAGATCAAAACGTGGATAGACATAGCCGATCTCATTGTCCGCAAGCGTTACCCGAACCTCGACCAGCTCGTAAAAGACGGTGTTATTAACGCCGAGTCTGTGAAGCTAGTCGAGGCTCTGGCCGTCGCGCGCTACTCTCGCAACCCCGAGGGCACTACAAGTAATTCCACTCGAATCGACGACTATCAAGAAACCTATGGCACCACTAATGCCAAGGCCACCATGGAAATCCTCGACGACGAATGGGATTTGCTCGCGCCATCGGATACAGGCAGCGAGGGAGCGTTTACCATAACGCCGAAAGGATGGCAGGACTATGAACCTCGCTCGCCTTTTGGAGCATGGTAGGTCAGCCGCCGAAAGCCTCATGACGGACACGTTCAGCGTCTATCGCGCGACGGGCAATCGAGTGGTGGACCCTGATACTGGCATATCCAAGCCGGAGCTGATAGCCGTCGCTGAGAGTATTAGCGGCAAAGTGCAGACATCTGGCGGCATCGCACAACAGACGGTCACCGGTTCGGGTGACAGCTCGAATCTGGGCGGCTTGGTGCCCGAGTGGTCCGTCTACCTGCATTTTCCCGTGTCCACGACTGGATTACAGCCGAAGGACGTGGCGATATGCGCGGATTCCAGCGACCCTGATCTGGTCGGACGGCACTACCGTCTGGTCAACATGCAGTCCGAGAAAACGCATGCGACGGCCAAACGGTGGAATGTGCAGGAGATACCGCAGGAGAGTGATAGCGATGCAGGTTGACACAAGTCAATTGGAGTCGCTCGCAACCCGACTCGAGTATGCGCCGACGAAGAAACGCCCCTTGGTCAAAGCCGCCATCAAAAAGGGCGCGCAGAACATCAAGGAGGCGATTCAAGCCGACGTGAAAACGTCGTCGAACCGTGCCATACGCCGTATCTCCATCGGTTACGACATGCACGAGACTGTGGATACGGTCGAGGCTGATATCGGGCCGCGTGATGGCGGTGCGTCGAATCTCGCCAATTTCGCGTTCTTCGGCACGTCCAAGGGTGGAGGATCCCACGAGTTCTACCCGCACGGTGAGCGTGAGATGCCGGCGACAGCCGAATATGTGCATAGGGCGGCGATGGGCTTATGACCACACTCACCCAAGCCAAGCACTCCATATTGGAGCTGCTGCCCGAACTCAAAGGCTGGCACGTCTACACCAACGGCATCGCTACCGCCGCTAAACCGCCGTGGGTCGTGGTTGCTGTCCGCGAAAACGGCAGGGGATACACCGAATCATTGCATGTCGGCAATCATCTCGTCACGCTCGATATTCGCGTGGTAGGGGACACGGACGATGGCGTAAACATTGTTTGCGCCAAACTCCAAGCAGCCCTCGATGGCGCCCGTCCAGACGACCCGCATGTCGGCGCTCTCGTACCAGACACGGATTCGGGCGTGTATGCGTCCGAACTCCTACAGCCGGATAATTCCACGCCATACGTCATGCGCGTATTGACGTGGCGTACCGGTTTCGCAATCTAAACACACATAATCATTCACTGACCCTCGCAGGCGTCGCCTGCGGGGGTTTCGTCATATTTGGAGGCATATCATGGCCGATCATCAAATACCGTCCGCCTATTTGGAGGACGGCGATTTCAAAACCGTTTTCGTCGATGAGGTCGCCGACATTTCGGCACCGACCGTCGATGAGCTGACGACACCGCTCGTCGATTTGTCGGATTATCTGACAGCCGACGGTTTCAAACTCACGCATTCGCAGGATTTCGCCGACGACGACCGCGAGGCCGCCGCAGCAGTGGGCCAGATTCCCGGGCAGGAGAAATTCACGGACGGCTCGTTGCAGGTCATCGACAACACTAACCGTGGTGCCGATGCCAAGAACGATGCCGTCGAAAAGCTCACCAAGGGGTTGCAGGGTTATATCGTTCGGCGTCGTGGCAAGGGCCATTTCGAGCCGTTCGCTGGCGACGACGTCGTATCCGTATACAAGGTCACCGTCGGCATCAAGACCGCTGTCGCTCACGCGGCCAACGCGCGTCAGATGTCGATCATCAACTTTGCGTGCGACCCAACGTCACAAGAGGAGACGTCTGTTATCCCAAAAGCGTGACGGGGGTAAGCGTTACTCCCACCACGCTCAGCCTCGACGTTGGCGCTAAGCAAAAGCTCGTCGCAACCGTCACGCCTCCCGACGCCGCCGACAAAACTGTCACGTACAAATCCAGTGACACGTCGATAGCGACGGTTGCGTCGGACGGTACCGTGACGGCTGTCAAGGCCGGTAGCGCAACCATTACGGCTACCGCAGGCGGTAAGAGCGCGACCGTGGCGATAACCGTCACCGAGCCAACCCCGCCAGCCGAGGGCTGATATCAATTTGTGTGGCGTCATGTGTTACCGCTCCATGACGCCACATCATTTTTCAGAGCGGTTTTGTTCTACATATCTATTTTTGGAGCGGTAACCATGTCATTTACAATTAGCAGACCGACGGCGGACGTCGAAATCATCACCGACTACGAGCCGTTACAGCAAGCCATCAATCTCGGCAATGAGATAAAAGAGCACGACGGCGAAGATTATTCCAGCCTCACCGAAGCGGAATCCGGGAAGCAACGCAAGGCGCAGGCTACACGAAAGAAGAATATAGCGAAGCTGCTGGATTCCGTGGCCGACAAGACGCTCATATTGCACCTACAAGGCCTCGTCTCAAGCAAATGGAATCAGATAGTCGTCGCCAACACGAAGGTCGTCAACGGCGAGACGGTAAAGGACTATCCGCAGATGGTGGCCGACGCGATACCCTCCATGGTCACGGCTGTAACCAACAAAAAAACCGGCGAACCGGTCGCCTACGAAGAGATCGACCTGGGTGAACTCATGGAATCGATACCCGACTCGGTGACCTATGAGCTCATCCAGACAGTCCAAAACCTCAACACTCCGGTTACCGCAGTCCCAAAAGCGTTGACGCAACTACTCTCGCAGACGGACTAGCCGCTAACCCCTCGCATACTGGCCGACCTGAGGGCCGCACGCTCGCTGGGTATCAGTTACAAGCGGTACATGGGGTGGGTGCCACATGACGGCGATACGTGCGAATGGGACGACACGGAGCGCGGCTGGATGACCGCGTTGCAAATCTACGAAAACTCGCGCAAATGTCCCGTCTGCGGCATGGACACGGAATTCTGCCATGACGAGGAAAAAGTCAGGGCGCTGTTCGCGGGCGGTCAGGTGGAAACCTGCTTCGTCGGCCAGATGCGTGAGAGCGCCATGCAGGAATTTAGCAAATCGGGCACCGTGCTCGCACCCAACTCGCAGACCACGAGCCTCATACCGAAACCATTGAAAACAACTGAATAGCGGAAAATCGGAGGTGCCACGTTGGCCATCAACGACAACATCGTCATCAAACTGAGCGCGGACACCTCCAACTATTCCGCGAAAATGCAAGCCGCGTCACGGAACGCGCAGGAACTCTCAAAAAGCCTCGACCAGCCACGTACCGCTGGCGAGAAATTCGAGGCCGGTTTTACCAAAGTCGGCATGACGGTAGGTGCGGTGTCCACCACCATCGGCGTTGCCGCCGTCAAAGCGTTCGCCGATTTCGACGCGGCAATGTCTAACGTCAAAGCCAATACTGGGGCGACCGGCGACGAACTGCAATCATTGCGCGATGCTGCCATCAAAGCTGGATCGGCAACACAATACAATGCCGTGGAATCAGCCGACGCCATCAACGAGCTAGCCAAGGCCGGAATGTCCACAAAGGACATTTTGAGTGGTGGACTATCCGGCGCCCTGAATCTCGCAGCTTCCGATCAGATGGCCGTGGCCGACGCGGCAGAACTCACTGCAACAGCTCTCAACGAGTTCGGGCTCAAAGGCAATCAGGCAACGCACGTGGCCGATTTGCTCGCAGCCGGAGCAGCTACGGCGCAGGGTGGCGTCGCCGATATGGGCGAAGCGCTGAAAATGGTCGGCGTCAACGCCTCACAGATGGGTATGAGCATCGAGGATACGACCGGAGCGCTCACCATGCTCGCCTCAAAGGGCATCGTCGGAAGCGCCGCCGGTACGCAGCTCCGTAGCGCATTGATAGGACTCACGTCAGCCTCCGGGCCGACGCAGAAGGCCATGGACGACCTCGGCATATCCATGTACGACGGCCAAGGGCAGTTCGTCGGACTGGCGAATTTCGCCGGACAACTCAAGGACAAGCTCGGAGCACTGACCCCCGAACAACGTCAGGCCGCACTCGGCCAACTGTTCTCCAACGCCGCGCTGACCGTCGGCAACACATTGTACGAAAACGGCGCGGAAGGCGTCGAAAAGTATACGAAGCAGGTCGATCAGCAGGGATTCGCGCAGGAACAGGCAGCCGCCAAGATGGACAACCTCAAGGGCGATATTGAACAGTTCGGCGGAGCCGTCGAAACCTCCATGATACAGATCGGCTCAGGAGCAGACGGGCCGCTACGCTCACTGGTGGAGGGCGCGACCGATGCGATAACCGCGTTCGGCGAACTCGACCCGAAAATACAGCAGTCCGTCGTCGTGATGGGCATGGCCGTGGGCGCGGCAGCGGGACTGCATAAAATGCTGGGCGGCCTCTCCGAATCAACAAGCACGTTCAAGAACACCATCGGTCTCATGTTCGACCCGTTCGAACGCGCCAAACAGGGGCTTCGGCGGACTTGCCGACGCTGGGCGCACGCTCATAGGTTCGTTCGGCAGCGCCGAACAACAGTATCAACAGTTCGGCACCACCGTCAGCAAAAGCGAAGGAATGGCAACAGCCGCCAAGCAGGGCTTCGGCGGCATCATCGACATGCTCGGCGGGCCATGGGGAATCGCCATGGGAGCCGCAGCCGTGGCGATCGGCATTTTCGTGCAGAAACAGGTCGATGCCAAAAAGCGCAGCGATGATTTCTCGGACGCGATCAACGATGGCACGAGCGCCGTCGTCAAACTCCAGCAGAACATCGCATCGGGCGACAACATCGACTGGGGTTGGTGGCAGAAAGGCCAGACGGGGGCCGACTCGTTCTCCGAAGCACTCGACAAGGCCGGTATCAGCTCCAAGACGTTCGCCAAGGCGGTCGCCGGGAACAAGGACGCACTCGCAGAATACAACGCGAAGATGAAGGAACTGGAGCTTGGCACCAGCAGCCAGGTGACATTGGGGCAGAAGATCGCGGGGGTCTACAACCAAGAGAAAAAAGCCATGGACCAATCCAAGATCGCCGCCAAGGAAAAAGCCGAAGCCGACGCAGAGGCGACAGCCGAGAAAAACAAGAACACATATGCTCTAGCCGGAAACACTGACGCGTTGAATGCTAACGGAGACGCGGCGACCGAAGTCGCCTCCGCCGACGATCTATTAAAAGATCGTACTGGAGGCGTCACGGACGCGGTAACCGATACGGCATCGGCCATCAAGGCCGTGGTCGATAGCCTCAAGGACTATTACGGTTTCGCAGAAAGTGCCGATAAGGCCGAGGATTCGCTCGCCAAATCGTTCGACGCGGCGACCGAATCGATCAATAAAAACGGCAACACGGCGAATGAGTCGAAGACTGCACTCAATAACAATTCGGACGCAGCGCGTGCCAATAAAGACGCGCTCTACGGGATAGTCGATGCCGCTATGGATACGGCAAGCGCCTACGCCGCAGCCGGTAAGAGCACAGGTGAAATCAAAGACAAAACGCAGGACGCCCGTGATCATTTTATTGACGCCGCTCAACAGATGGGGCTGTCTGCCGAAGCCGCCAACCAGCTCGCCGACAGCTACGGGCTGATACCGGACGAGGTAGCTACACAGGTGCTGGCGAACACCGACCCCGCTTCGGCGGCTCTCACGCAGATCGGCGTACAGGTAGAACATATGCCCGACGGCACGGTGCAGATCAGCGGCGACAACAAGGACGCGATAGACATCATAGCCGCCACGAACGGGCTGACCGTAGACCCCAAGACCGGCACCGTCACCATGGACAAAAACCAGTATGACGTCGCATTGGCGCTCGCCAACGGAGCGACCATCGACCCCAAGACCGGCAAGCTTCTCGGCGACAATTCCGACCACTGGAAGAAGGTCGCGGAGGCCAACGGCTGGAAGATAAACAAGAAGACCGGCGTCATATCCGGCAATGACGGGCCGTTCAAGGCCACGAAAGCCGATGTCGATCAGACGACCATCGCGGGAAAGACCGTGAAGGTCGGCGGCGACGCGTCGGAATTCTGGGGGACCATCAACGGGATACTGAGCCAGAAGTTCTCGGTCAACGTGAAAACCAAGGCGGGAGGTGCCACCGGCGGATATTTCGACGGTCATATGTTCAACCCCGGTTTCGCGTCGGGAGGTTCGGTGAGCGGTCTGCTGCGCGGCCCGGGGACGGGTACGAGCGACAGCATCCACTTGTCGAACGCCAACGTCGCCAACGGCGAATACGTGATACGGGCGGCGGCGGTGAACCAATACGGCGTGCCATTCCTCGATGCCGTCAACAACCAGAGGTACGCCGCCGAACCCGTGAGCAAATACATGCCCGCGAACCTGACCGCATACGCGCAGCCTGTTAATTATGTGCAGAATGTGACCATTAATCAGTACACGACGGGCAGCAAGAGCGTTGACACATCGATCATAGTATCGAAAATCAGGGCGCAGACCAACACGCTGCTGCAGGGGAGGTCGCTATGAGTGTTGTGAGAGTCTATCAGGCTACCAATGTCGTTATCCCGATAACGACATTGTATGGGGATGGGAATCCTCATGAGGTGATTCTGCGGCTTATCGACGGATGGCTTGACACGACGGAAAGCGTTGTCAAACTTGCCGAACGAGCCGCCAGCAACGGTGCCCATGACGTACCGGAATCCGATCTGCTCTACGGTCCGCGCACCATAGCGATTGATTACCGGCTGCTCGCGGATTCACGCAGCCGATTACTGCAATTGCATTCGCGATTCAGAATCCTCGCAGGCAAGCAGTTGCTTATTCGCGTGACGGACGATGACAGCGACCTGTTCGCCCAAGGGTATCTGCATGAGCTGGCGGTGGATAAGGCCGCGCAGAATCTGGCGCAGCAGACGGAGACGGGCACGCTGACGTTCGTCTGCCCGCGACCAGAACTACTCTCCTGGACACTCCATCGTGTGCAGTTGTTTGGTGCGCGCGTGAAGCCGGGCGGCCTGTCGTTCGGTGATGACCATAAGGGTCTCGTGTTTCCGTTGCAGTTCACGGAGCATGGTGATGATGGTGGTGCGGATTCGATTACTAATGATGGTTCGTTTGAAGCGTATCCGCTGATTAGCGTTACCGGTAATTTCAGTTCGGGGATACTGATTCAGCATGATCAGGGCGCTTTGGAATGGAGTGGGAATATCGGTGGCAGTCCGCTGATTTTGGATTGTTCTCCTCGCGCTCATACGGCGACGATGGGTGGTGTGGATGTGTCGCGGAATTTGAAGCGTCGTGATTTCCCGATCATTCCCGCTGCCGGTTCGATTTCGTTGCGTGTCATGAGTGCGGGTTCGGGTTGGGTGACCGTCGAATCCCGCGACACGTATATGTAATTCACCTTATTTATCTGTTTCTTTATTTCAATAACCCGTCCTTGTGGCGGGCTTTCGCATACTTGGAGGAAATTGTATGACTGGTATGGCTTTCGGCGTGGATAGGGATGCTTCGGGCAGTGGTCTCGATGCGCTCACGTTGCGCAGGATCATCATGGGTAAATGGCATAACACCGGTGTCACCACCGGCTTGAAATGCGCGGGTCGTAGTGATCTGAAGTATAATGTGGCGGCTGGAATGGCCGTGTGCAGTATGAGCGCGGCTGACGGGTATACGGAAGCGTACTGGCCGGGCGGCACTACGGAGAATGCGGTTGCTGCCGGTGATGGAACGTATCCGCGTATCGACACCGTGTACATCCTGAGTAATACGGGTTCTCCTGACAATCTGGTGCATGTGGCGGTCAAGCAGGGTACTCCAGCAGCGACTCCCGTCCGTCCCACGCTTCCGTCCGGCGCTTTGGAATTATTGTCGTTCATGATGCCCGCTGGCGGTTCCGCCACGTCAAGCGCCACGGCTTTGGATACGTACCATTACGCGATACCCTACGGGGGGAATCTCGGACGGCTTGGGTATGTGTCGGACTCATCTCAGAACGAACTTCCCCTTGATTCGAAATGGCATCTGCAATTGGCTTTGAAGACGATTGTCATACCGACTGACCGACTGGTTGAAATATATTGGACCGCCCGCGCCATAACGAAAAACACCGTGGCCGCCGATTATGGCGTGCGTGTCCTTATCGATGGAACCGTGGTGGATGATGGCGTTTTGGATCAGGTTCCTGTAGTGAATCATACGACCACGCAGTCGATCCGATGGACAGCGGTATTGACGGGCGGCATGGCGCATACCGTCACGTTCGAGACCATTGGAGATTATGGTGCGACTGTTGTCTGGTCAGGCAACCGTAGCGGCGAGGCCCGTGATATCGGAGTAGCACAATAATGTGGAAGTTCTGGATGACCGACGCTCATACCGGCATGCTGGCGCATCCCATAGATATCAGCTCGTTCTCATGGAGTATGAGTGTTTCGGATTTCGGGTTCAGTTCGACTCCCAAGGACAAGAACCTTGGTGATGATTCGGTCGATAACCTGACGATCCCGTGGAGTGCGTTCAATGCGGACACCCAGGCCGAGCGTGCGAATCTGCTGGCTCAGGGGCGGCGTGGCCTGTGCATCTCATGGTGGTATGAGGGGTGTGCGGATGATCGTGGCATCCCGCTCATGTGGGGCGTGTTGGGTGAACGTGAGGATCGTTGGGATGATGTGACGTTCCCGCTGATAAGCCCCCTTACCTTGTTGGATTCGCGTCTTGCCGTGCGGGAGAACGAGTTCAAGACCGGTAAGAGCACGAACGTGATATCGTTCAACGGTTTGAGTCTCCGTGGTTTGGCCGCCGAACTGGGGTATGTCGGCGTTCAGGCGAAGAACGGCGGGCAACTGCCCATCGACTGGAATTATCGGGGTGAGCGGGGCAATCACGAGCGGACGAACTATCAGGCTTGGAACATTCAGAATCTCAGGCTGAAGCATCTGCTGACGAACCTGTCGAACGTGCAGGGCGGCCCGGATATGGCGTTCAGGCCGTACTGGAGTGACTCTCAGCATGTGCGTGTGAATTTCATGGCGGGTAGCGACGGTGACGTGTACTTGGCTCAGGATCATCAGCCGGTCACGTTGAACGCCTTTCCCGGTGGCGGCTCTCTTGAGAATATGACGGTCGATTACGCGCTCCCGTACCAGCGCGTGTATGCGACGGGTTCTGGTACCGATGCGGCGACGATCACCGCATATGCGGAGGATATGAGCCAGATCACCGGCCAGTATGATCCTCCCATCCTACGCGAATTGGCGTGGAGCAATACGGACGTGGACAAGCCGGATCTGCTGCTTTCCAAGGCGAAGGCGATTTTGAATGCGAACCATAGGCCGCTCATGCAGGTCAGTGGCTATGTGAACGTGGATGATCTGCGCGCGGACGGGTATCCGCAGCATCCGTTGGGATCGTTCTGGCCGGGAGAGCAATGCTATTTGGATTTGAATGGGCATCCGACGTTGCCTGATGGACGGTATGTGAACCGTCTCATGGAGATGGGCGGCGACGAGTCGGCCCGCGTCCTGTTGAAGTTCGACGTGATGGAAGCCCCGCTGTAAGGCGGGGTTTTCCTATATTCTTTTGGGGGTTGTGGATGAGTGTCCATGCGGATATAACTCGTAAGACCGATGTCGAAGTCGCGTTGAACATGGCGAATGCGGCGTATGGTCTCGCCAGCGGCATGATGACCACGAACGCCGGTGCCGTGTTCATTCCAGACGGGGAACTGGCCGATGGCGAGGATGCTGGGCGGAACGGCATTCTGATCGGTACGGAAGCGAACGGGTTCAACGGTGCCGCGCATGTGAACGACGGAAAGCTTGAACCCATCGTTGACACGTCGGCTCTTGAGGCCGCCAACGCCGAATTTCAGGAAGCCCTTGACGCGGCCAAGGCACGGATGGACGACCAGCAGGGCAATCTGAACGATGCCATCGACCGAATGGAGCAGGACCGTCAGGAAGCCGCCAATGCAACGCAAGGCGTGCGAGATGATCTAGCAAAGACCGAAGATTCGATGAACTCCTATATCGAGTCCAACGACAAAGCCGTTTCCGATGCCGTCAAATCCATCGCCACGGTCTCCACTGCTGCCGATAACGCGCAGAATGCTGCTGATAAGGTTGCCGGTGACCTCAAGGCGACAGATGTCAAGGTCACGCAGAACACGACCGATCTTGGCGGCTTGACGACGAAGATGTCGGCGGTCAAGGAGACGGCGGATTCGGCACTGGGTCTCTCGACTCAGCATACGCAGGATATCAAGGGCATCAACGACACGTTGACCACGAAGTACATCACCAAGGACGAGACGCTCATCAAGGTCGCGGAAGTCCAGAAGACCGCCGATGCCATAAGCTCGAAACTGTCTTCGGATTACACGACGACGGCGAATGCGGATGCGAAGTATTCGACCAAATCCGAACTTAATCAGTCGGCGGCTGGCATTCGCTCCGATGTCGAGAAGACGTATGCGACGAAGGATTCGGTGACCTCGCAGGTCTCCGCAGTCCAGCAGTCCGCCGATGCGATAGCTTTGAACCTGTCCACGAACTATCAAAATAGCAGTGATATCGCGAAGACGTATGCGACTCAGGCGGCATTGAAGGCCACTTCGGACTCCATCACGTCAGAGGTCTCCCAAACATATGCGACCAAGGCCACCACCGACGCATTACAGAACATCGCGGATAATGCGGTCGAGACGTTCATGGGTTCGGCGGTCCCCACGACATCGAACGCCCCTGCGAAGGACTGGAATACGGATGCGCTCAGGAAGCAGCATTCCGGCGACATCTATTACAGTACGACGGACGGGAAAAGCTACCGGTATGGTAATCCCGACAGTCAGGGTTGGCAGTGGACGCTGATTCAGGACAGTGATATCACCAAGGCCATTCAGGATGCTGCCAATGCGCAGAAGACGGCGAATACGGCGAACAGCGGCGTGCAGAAGCTCAACACCGATATTCCGTTGACGTATGCGACGAAATCGAACCTCAATCAGACGGCCTCCGATATTTCGGCCAGTGTCGCCAGTACGTATGCCACGCAGAAGTCCTTGACGGACGCTCAGACGGCGATCAAACTGACCACCGATGGCATCACGGCTGATATTTCCAAGAACTATCAGACCACGGCCAATGCGGATGGCAAGTATGCGACGAAGACCTCGCTACAGGCGACGGACGATAAGATAGCCACGAGCATATCCGCTCAGGCATCCAAGGATGATGCGAAGTATTCCACCAAGAATGAGTTGTCGCAGACCGCTTCAGGTTTGGATGGCCGGATTACTGAGACTGCTCAGACGGCTGCTGGAAATCTCACTACGACCAAGAACGAGTTCCAAGCCAAAGTCGATAGCATCAATACGACGTTGAGCCAGACGAATGATATTGCGAAAGGTGCTTTGTCTTCAGCCGAGAACAAGGTCCTTAACGGCGATTTTGAGCAGAATGCAATCAACGGAGTTCAGCTTGGCATAGCGCAAAATTGGAATGTTGAAAAAGGTAAAGTACTTATCAATTCAGACCCGAATAATCTGACGCATTCAGGGCTTGCGCACATATCGGCATATGAACCATTCTTCATTAATAGTTATGTATCTGATGGAAATGCAAACGGTGGTGGCATTGCTGTTCAAACAGGGCACACCTATCGAATCGGATTCTGGTGCAATGTCAATAAGGGCAATCCGACTCAGGTATATATATACAACAGGTATATGCAGTTATCTGGTAAAGCAGCAGTTGGTAATAGCTCATTTAATAATGTCGTGGTTCCAAGTGACTACAAGATTACGATGGATGGAACATGGCATGAATACTATACGGATGTTACCATCACGGATTCTAGTGTTCGATTGATTCGACCAAGGATCGGCTCGGATAATGTTACTGATGCATATCGCGTTTATATTGATTCGGTATATGTGAAAGATGTTACTGATTTAGTAGGTATAGAGGCGGATCAGCAAGCTCTTACGAATCGTGTTTCCTCGGCTGAGCAGAATTTGGATGGTTTTAAGAATACGGTTGCGGCGACATATACGACGAAGAGTGATTTTGATTCCTTGGAATCTACTGCCAGTCGGACGTATCCCATGCGCTCGTCTTCCGGTACGGTTCATGCTTGGTATAAGATCGGTACGCTGACTCAGGTATGGCAGGGTCGTATGACTCAGATAGAGATGATCATATCCGATGGGAACAATGGCACTGTTCAGCAGAATAAGTCCGCCACCCTGTATATTCAGAAAGGTTGGGGAGGGCCAAGCAATCCAGCGGACTCATATTATCATACGCAGTTTTCCATTTCGGTGATCAATCATAATTGGCCGAACGTCAAGGTCATTGGGCTTTCGGATGGTATTAACAGACCGCTTGACATTTGGATATCATCCGGTGGCAGTTATACCGCTGGTAATTACACGTTGAGTGGTTACTGGCAGGATTGGTCGGATGGGTACACGTATTCCGATGATGATCCGACTGGTAGTTTGTATACTCAGTCTGTTGGTTATTATGAGAGTCCCGAACAGGCTAAGCAGTCTCTCGCCAATCAAGTCGCTTCCACGTATACGACGAAGTCGGAGTTCACTCAGACCACGGACAAGATTCAAAGTCAGGTCACTCAGAGTCTTGGCGCAGTTTCGGGTGGGAACATGGTCTATAATCCGGGTTTCGAACTCGGGCAGACCGAGAATTCCACTACGACGAACTGGAGTTGGGGCGGCGATGGCGTTACCGGAAAGATAGACAAACCTGCCGGTGCCTACAAGCATTCGGGCGATTGGCGGTTCTACTCCAGTTTGCCGGACGGCAAAATTATATGGATCAATAGCCGGCGGAGCATGTCTTTCATGAAGGGTCATACGTATAAGGTTTCCGCGTGGGTGTGCTTGGATACGAAGGGCACCATAGAGCTGGGCTTGGAGTCGCATACTGAAAGTGGCATTGTCGGTAATTACGACCATTCCGTGCAGGTTAATGTTTCCGGCGAGTATACCGAGATTTCAACGTATATCACGGCGACTCGCGATTATGCCAAGGCCCACGTGTTTCTGAGATTCGATCAGTCCAAGATCGGTTCGAACGTTCGTTTGGATGATGTGTCGTGTGTGGATGCTTCGGACTATTCGGAATTGTCGTCTCGTGTCACGCAGACCGCTCAGCAGTGGGGCGTGCAGTTGAATCAGGTTGCCACCGCGAATAGCAATGCGATAGCGGACGTGAACGATGCATTGGATAACCAGTCCGATGCGCTGACGGCCACTTCCGACAAGATAGACGATGAGATATCGCAACGTCAGGCGTACATGAACTTCACGCAGGACGAAACCGGTAATCCACTATTGGAATTGGGAGCTTCACAAAACAGCAACAAGGTCGATATTACGAATGATCGAGTCTCCTTCAAATCCGAAGGTGCCGAAGTCGCCTATATATCCAACAGGGAACTTCATATCAACAACGCGATAATCGTCAAATCGTTGGAGATAGCCGGATTCGCTTTTCTGATAAGAGCCGACGGGCATCTTACGTTAACCAAACTATAGGAGGATCTCATGGTTGAAGTATATGGAGGAGCGGTCGGCAATTGGCGTGTGCATGTTACTGCGGACATTATCAACCAGGACAACCGGACGGCCACCATTCGGGCCATAACATATTTTCAGGCCATCAATAGTTGGGACTATTCGGCAATTGGCGGAGACTTCGGCATATCCATCAATGGGCAGGGAAACACCTATTCGTCATCGAATGGAATAACGGTCGGTGTCAACCAGCAGCAGAATGTAGTATCAATAGATGTAACCGTTAGCAAAGGACATGGCGATACCAGTATTCCCTTTAACGGTTACATCAATATTCATGGTTACGCTTCGGGATCATCCAGTGCCACCGGATATATAAGCATCGGCACGAAGCCAAACTGGACGGTATCATATAATGCGAATGGTGGTTCTGGCGCTCCGGGGAATCAGACTCGTTGGTATGATGAGACGATAAACCTTTCGAATCAGCGTCCGACTAGAACGAATTACGAATTCCTCGGATGGGCCACAACATCGAATGGCGGTGTGGCATATGCACCCGGCGCTCGGTTCGCCCAGGATGGCAATCAGACGCTCTATGCCGTGTGGAAGCAATCGTTGGTCGCGCCAACGATCACCAGTATATCCGCATGGCGCAGCGATAGTTCCGGTGTCATTCAAGCCGATGGCTCATATGCCAAGGTTGAAGTCAAGTGGCGTGTTGACAATACCATAGATACGGACAACATCGGCCTGACCATGAAGATATCCGGCGATGTGACAAGCAGCGATAACATCAGCGGGCTCAGCGGCACCTTCACAAAGATATACAGCAATATTGATATAGCACGAACTTATACGTTCGTAGCTACGCTGACAGATAAGCATCTATCCGCCAGTTCCACAGCCACCATTGGCCCAGCATTCTATCTCATGGACATGAATCCACAAGGCACCGGCATCGGTTTCGGTCAACCGGCACCCGATAAGGGCGTTCGTATGGGCGGAACGTTCTTCGCCAGCCAACTGTCCCAACTCACCACGAATCCGATATACAAGAACTCTCATGCCAATATCGAAAACGGCGAAGAGTACATCATGAACAGTAACGGCGAATGGATTCTATACAACACCATTAGTTCCCTTCATGTGAATGCAGCGGGTCTATGTGGCGGTATTGATTACGTCATTCGGGCCGGAGTCGCTTTCTGCGCCGTGGACGTATGGTATACGTCATATTTCTATCAAGATGTCGGCCAGACAAGGGATATCATCTCGAAAGGCCTGATGCCCATAGCCGCCGTTAATATGCGAACTTTTGTGATGACGGCGGCGAATGGCAGTTGGGATAGACGGTTCAACATCCAACCGCAGGATGACGGTCGGGTGACCGCGCAGTTCATGAACAAATTCGAGCTTGGGGCTAACGAGCATTGGAAATTCGGTTTCTCATACCCCCTAGCGTACTAATAGAAAGAGGGGCCTATTATGGCTGATATTGATTTGCGTCCGAAACAGGGCGAACCATTGTACGAGGTATTGCGATTGGGCATGGTCTTCGACAATGTGAACAATGACGGATTGTACACGTTCACGCGATACACGGACAATCTCATAGCGACATTCAGCGGAATCGACGCTACTGAAATCACATTCACGGATAGGACCAGCACACTATCCAAGACATATTCTATGTCCGAAGTCACGAGTGCAGCCGCGGTGCTCACCGTGCAAAGCAAACCACCGTTCACGGTAACACCACCGGATACGTCTACAGAGCAGTAACCTACAACAATTCATAGACCCCCCATATTTTGTGGTGGTTTTCTTATACCCATGTTAGGAGACTCTCTATGTGGGATCAGATCATTACCGCCATCATTAGCAGCGTATTGAGCAGTGGCGTGGTGGGCACCATTGTCGGCTACGTACTCAGACGCATCGATGCCAACCGGACAGCTCCCACTGCCGAGGATCTGCAGGACATACGCAATAAACAAAACAGCGATTACGCGCATTTCCAGCAGATTGACGGGAAAATAGACACATTGTCCGACCGTATCAGCGATATGGATTTGACGCTGCTACGTCAATGCCTGTTCAGCCGCCCGAGAGATCAGAACGCGTTTCGAAGCGCGTTGGATTCGGGCGAGGAATACCTCACCAAGGGAGGCAATGGCACCGGCCATATCCGTTACGATCAGCTGCGCCGCGAGTACGAGTGGCGCGACAGTCATAATGATTGGAATCCGGAGCACAAGCCCGGGGATGGGGGCTATCATGCGTGACCTGTTGACCATCATCGCCGTCATGCTCATGTTCCTGCTCGCCAGCATGTAGACGATTCCATCAAATTCCCTTCAGCCATCCCAACCGGGGTGGCTTTTTTCATACCCAAAACCAACCAATAGGAGGCAATCATGTCAGACGACATCATCACCCAACCGCAGGGAACCACCCCGCCACCAAACGACATCACGGTGCTCTCGGAGGAACAGTCCGCCGAGGCACTCAAGGGAGGCGAATGAGCATGGGTAATCTCAATACGCTCATCAACCGGATGCGCTACTGGTGCCAGACGGTATCGCTCGGCTACTCTCAGTCGGACCGGTGGAACATTCGCCCAGGCGGTAACGCCGACTGCAGTTCGCTGGTCATCTACGCATTGCGCGAGGCAGGATTCGACACCGGCAACAGCACCTACACGGGCAACATGTCGGCGAACCTCACCGCGCGGGGCTGGCGACGCCTGCCGGTGGACGGCAATCCCCAGCCCGGCGACGTGCTCCTGAACGACGTGCATCACGTCGCCGTGTATCTGGGTGGCGGCCTGTTGGCCCAGGCGAGCATCAGCGAGAACGGCACCGCGTATGGTGCCGGCGGCGACCAGACCGGACGCGAGACCAACGTGCGCGGCTACTACAACTATCCGTGGAACTGCTACCTACGCTACGGAGCCGCGCAAAGCACCGTCAGCAACCAGTTGGCGGTGGATGGTGATTGCGGGCCGAGCACCGTCGGCAAATGGCAGGCCATCCTCAACACGCCCATCGACAACATCATCAGCGGCCAGCTCCTGCCCGACAACACGTACGCCCGACCCAATTTGTACTCAGTCAGTTACGGCGGCTACGGATCCATGCTCATCCGAGCAGTCCAACGCAGACTCGGCATCACAGTCGATGGATTGTTAGGACCTAACACCATTCGATCCATCCAACGCTATTTGGGCGTCACTCAAGACGCTTCATTTGGACCGACCACAGTACGCGCCCTACAAACCAGACTCAACACCGGAAAATTCTAAGGAGCTAAACCATGGCAAAACATACGGTAGAAACCGTCGACCAATCGGATCAGTCCGAATACAATACCGACACCGAAACCCAACTGTCCAGCGAACAAACGGTCGGCGCGTGGGCGAAAGCCACTGTCATCCGTGCTGTGAAGACCGCCGCGCAATCCGCGGTGGCCGCGATCCCCGTCAGCGCCGCCACGCTGGGTAGCGTCGATTGGGCACTCGTACTGGGTACCGCAGCATTGGCGGCCGTCATGTCCGTATTGACCTCGATAGCCGGCGTGCCCGAGGTGTCAGACGGGTCAAGCCTCAAACAGATCGCCGGCAGGTAAATAAACCGTGCCGCTCGTAGCCACTATCCCAGTGGCGGCGGCCCCGCAAGCCTGTAACTTACACGCGCCCCATACTCGGCTTCGGCTGAGTATGGGGCGTTTTCTGCGTTTCAGGGTTGTTCGCCGCCCAATGAACGATGTCGAAAACCTCATTGACGACCGTCCCGTCGACAAACCCGTCCGCCATGAGCCGCGCCATCGCCAGATCGACCGCCTGAAGATCACTGAACCGCCGCCGCTCGACATCATCGTTGACCATTGGTCAAACCTACCACGATCCGCTGCTGCGGGAAAAATTTACACACGGTTGTTGCACCAAAAAGCCCCGCGATATGCGGGGCCTTTGGCATGCGTACACACATAAATGTACCTATTTCAATCCACGCCGGGGATTGGGCCCCGACTCGTATCACATGCACCCGTCAGCATATGGCGACACGAACCACTATACACCGTTTCGGTCGTCATCGCGCCCGTCGTGGTATGCCTGTGCGAGCAGGTCGACGATCTGGCCGAGCTGTTCCGCGGTGCAGGTGTCCATCAGGCTTGATGGAATCCTGCGCAGGCTCCGCGAGAACGTCTCGCGATAAGCGCCGACCCTCGACCATTGGCGTATGCGTTCGGTGCGCATCAGCGTCCTGCGCTCTGCGGGGTCAAGTCCGTCGGCCTCCTTGGAGAGCGTGGATCGCATGGTTTTTCTGCGATGGTCCGGGTAGGGTTCGTCGTCGTCGACTACCCAATTGCGGCCGATTTTGCGGGCGGTGCGCAGTCCGCCCCTTCGCGCGAGCTGGTTGACGGTGTCGGGGTTGCGCCCGTGCATGCGGGCGTACTCGACGAGGCTGATATCACTCATTGCCTGTGCGTCTCCTCCCATGCGGGCCGGGCTTGGGCGCTGAGCGCCGATGCCGCGTCCCTGCGGTTGTCGATCCACCATGCGGCATCCGTGATCGTCCCGGCATGGCGGCGGATGAACTCGACGACCTCGGCCATGTCGTCACGTCCGGCTTCGTGCAGATGTTGGGATCGTGACGCGATGGCGTCGAGCGTTTCGCGTCGTATGGTTTCGGCCCATGCGACCTGTTTGGCACTGCCATCGAGGGACGGCATCCCCTCCGCCGAATTCGACTCGGCGGCCTGCGTGTCCGTTGCCGCATGCGATGACATCTCGCATGCGCGGCATGGTTTGGACTCCATGCGTTCCGCCTTGCGATCGCGTTCGCCGTGCACATTCGTGCCGGTGATATCGACTCGCTCCTCGTGACCACAGCTGTGTGTGATGTAGTATTTCATTTTTTGTGCTCCTTGCTTGCTGACAATACCTATTGTACTCGGATATCAGAGTAATGCAAACAAGGAGGATTCGGGCGTGTCGCAAGGTAGACTAGTCGCGTCCGTGTTTTGCTGACGGGACGGCCCCGATGTAATTGTGCGTCGGGGCTTTTTTGTGACTGCTTTTGTAGGCTCCCATTAGGCTCCCGTAGATAACTGGATATAAAAATACAGTAGTTGTGAGTTGATATCGTAATCAGTCTTCCAAACTGATTACGCGGGTTCGATTCCCGTCATCCGCTCCACTCGAAAAGCCCGTAATCCCAATGATTCCAAGGCGTGTCGCATCCCTTTACCTAGTTAATCAATAGTGTACTTTTGTGCCCAAAACAGCCAAATTGCCGTACAAAGTCGTACAATGCGGTGCCCTAGGCTCCCCCATAGGCTCCCCTGAAAGGTACAATGGGAGCCATAAAACTGATTTCGAACTCGCGTACTCTAGGAGACTGAGACCATGACGAAACGACAGGGCAGGAGGCCGCAGGGCACTGGCGGCTACTATACGGACGGCAGATACTACGTGTACGTGCTGGAGCTGCCACCCGATCCGGCGACGGGAAAACGCCGTCGCGAGAAATTCAAAAGCCTCGTACAAGGCAAGGCCAAGGACAAGTTCGAGGCTCGACGAAAAGCGCTCATAGCCAACGGGACGCTCAAAAGCTCCGAAGCGCCCTCGCTCGGCAACTGGCTCGACCGGTGGCTGGACGAATTCAAGGGGCCGAATTTGAAACCCCGCACGCTCGAAACCTACCGGAGCGACGTGGAGAACATCAGGCGCAGCATCGGTGCCGTGCATCTCGACAAACTGGAGACGGGCCACGTGCGCAAGATGGAGCGCGACATAGTAGCCCACCGCAGCTCCAAGACCGCGCTCAACGCCTACAGGCGGCTGTCCAACGCGCTCGATGACGCGGTGCGCGAGGGGCTTGTGGACGCCAACGTCTGCCATGCCGTGGATCCTATCCGCGTCGAAGCCAACCCCACGAAAATACTGCCCGAAGGGGCGCCCGCAAAACTATTATTGGGAGCCGGCGCAACCCCCGTCGAACCCAGGCGCAAACGGGGACAGCGCAAGGACCCGGACACGCCCGACGACCGCGCGATGTGGCGGCTCATGTGGCGCGTGGCGTTCGAGACCGGAATGAGGCAGGGGGAGCGGTTCGCGATACGCCCCTGCGATGTCGTCATGGCGGGGGAGGTGCCGTCGATACATGTCTGCCACGAATTGCAACGCTACAGGTCCGATGCCGAGATACCAGGCTGGCTCAAAGCCATGCAGATCGAGGGAGGCAACTGGCTTGTACCGCCGAAATCACACAAGGGAGTGCGCATGGTGCCCATATCACGCGACCTATGGGATACACTGCGGCAATGGGCCGCAACCCACTCGATAGCCGACGACGGACTATTGTTCGTCCGCAGAGGCCACCCGCTCACCAACCCCGTGGAGCGCCGACGCTGGTACAAGGCGCTCGAGCAGGAGGGACTGCCAAGGGTCACGATCCGCAGCGCCCGCCACTATTTCGCCACGCGCCTCGCCATGGCGGGTGCGAGCGAGGACGCGCGCAAAGCCATCATGGGGCATGTCGATATCGGCACCACAGCCGGTTACACGCATTGGTCTCCCGAAGCGCTGGAAAAGATAACGGGGGCCGTCAATACCAGGATCATCGACACGAGGGAGGGAGACGAATAAAAACAAGCCCCTCAATTGAGGGGCTTACTGAAACGAACGTGTGCGGAATCTGTACGGGTCTACTGTGCGTTGTCGGCGTGATATCCAGCATCGGCGCAGATACCCATTACGCTCGTTATATCTCCCGATATGTGCGACGTATCTATATTAAGACTCCCTCCGCCATTCTCTTGCGCGTCATACACGGCCTTGAATGGTTCATCTAACGATTCAAGATTTACCTTAAGATTTGGTTCAGCGTATTTATTTGCATCAATTATCCGCTTATGCGTGTTAACTAACTGCTCTTGCTGTTCGCTAGTCATATCGCCGCTGATGTTTTGGAGTTGGTCGGGAATGTCGAACACGATCTGCATATCGTCGCCAAATAGCGTCTTGCAAGCAGTGAGATTATCTTTATCGACAACTGTTTCTTCTGATCGCTTTTGTCCTGCGGCAACAGTGCTTACACTTGACTCAAGATATGTTTTGTAATATATGTATTCCACGCCGAAAAGCAGTATTGCGCCGACGACAACACCAACGACCATGCCGATCCAAAAACGCGCGTCGGCGAAGATGCTTTTGCGTTTCGGCTGCCCGTGGCCAGGCTGTTGTTGTATGACGTTCTGCGGTACATATTGCGGCATGGGTTGGTATTGCTGGTTTGATTCCGACATGGTTGTCTTCCTTCTTCTTTTCGGCATCTCTGCCCTATCAATCTACTCCCAGACATTCGCCGCGTAGGACGAGTGTCTGAAAATCCGTTATAACATTCTTGG